TAATAAATGTACAAAAGCATTAAATTAACAATCTTCATTATTTAACAATATATTATATATATATATATCTTTTTATATATTTTTAACAGGTAAATTAATTTTATTTTCGTATGCCGGTGGTGAAACAATTTTTTCACGTTCTTCATATTTACCATCACCGTAAATAGAAGAATTTAAGTTTTTGTATAATCCGTTTCCAAATGTATATGGAGACATTGAACCACCCGCTGCTAATCTTGCTAAACTAATATAACTTTCTTTATCACGATAACCTGGATATTGATTACTTATAATACTATTTAAATCTGAAAAACTCATAACTGGTATACCTTTTATATTATTTACACCTAAATCTCCTCTGAACATATTTAATATTACAATATATTATTTTTTTTGTCCACGCAATACTTTATACATCTCAGTGTCAATGTCATCATATATTTCTCTTATCTCTTGCCATTTCTTTTCATTTTCTGTTTTTTGTACATTTTTAACAGGTATTTTCCATAATTCTGTCAATGTATCTAGTATATTCTTATTATTTCTTAAATAAATACTTTCAATTTCTTCTTTACTAATATTATCAGGTGCTTGTTTAAGTAATTCGTCCATATACTGTATTAATTATAAATATAAATATTATATGTTTTTATACTTAGTACCTTTATAATAATTATTTGCAATTTCATATGCATATTTTTCATAAGGATGTTCTAGTGAAAAGTTTTTCATAATTACATCATTTATGTTATTTGGTTTACTGTTTCTATAAAGACATACCATTATATTATCTGTTTTATTATCTAAATATATATTACTGTTTGTATCTGGATTTGATCTTATAAATTTATTGTTATAATCTATTTTTTTATATCCATCCGCATATATTAATTTAGCAAAAACATCCTTATTATATCTTTGATAAATATGAATTTTTTCATGTATCATAGTATTAGTTAAATCATTTTCACTATAATTTAATACACTTTTAGATATAAATATAATATTTTCTCTTGTATGTGGTAATCCCTCTTCATATTGTAGATTTTGATTTTTATATGTACATGCAACTATCCATTTGATGTTAACTAAATCTTTATAATTAATATATTTACTGTATAAATTGCAATTTTTTAAATAATTATCTGCATTTCTACAACATTTTGTTAATAGACCCTTCTCTATATCTGAGATATCACAGACACATTTAACAATATTGTCAATATATTCACTATTACTTTTAACTTTTCTTGCATGTAAATCCATATTAGACATATTATTTACATAGTTATCTCTATCCTTTCGCAAAAAATCACTAGCTTCATATTTTGTCATAAAATACACATCATTATTTAAATTATTTACATATTTCTCAGTATTTGTTAAAAATAAATAATAAATTACAACAAATATTATAATTGATATAATAGTTAAAATAATCATACTTATTATTAATCTATTTTATTTTTTTTAAAACAATATTTGGTTTTATCTTGTGATGTTACAACGTTTTCTTCTATATTTTCTATTTGTCTACTAATATTTTCGCATGTTAGACCCTTATCATATTTATATTTTTTTAATGCTAATTGTGATAGTTGCTTTTTTATATTTGAATGTTTTTCAAATGTTACATCACCATCAAGACCTCTTTGTATAGAATATATATATGTATTACCACTCATATTAGAATCATCTACTAAAAATACTTGCTTATATATTATTACAATTTTATATTTATAAATACGTATTGTACTATAACCATATGAATTTAGTAAAAAGTATTCGATATTGTACCCGTCAAATTTAATATATTTTTTTATATCATGAAATTCAAGATTTATATCAGGATCCGCGCCGCCACTACCAGTTGTAACTTGTAATACCTTTTTTTTACCTTTATTAATTTTCATAATGCTAAAATAATGCGCATCAGCACAAAGATAAATATAATTAAAATCGCTTAATAAATGAAACAAATTATCTCTTTTTCCAAATAATTCATTTTTATCTTTTATTTTATTTTTTTTTAATGCAAATAATGGTACATGTCCCATTACAAACACTTGTTTATGTGCTTTAATTCGATTCACATATTTGAATTTATATTGTATAGCTCTAAGATAATTTGGATAATTTAATTTATTAGTATTTATGATGATAACAATATATTTTTCATTATTGACTATACCAATTTCATCAACATATATATTCATAATATTATCGTGAATATCTAATTTTTGTAATTCACTTAATTCTTCTAATGTAGGATTGAAACCATCCATATCATTATTAACAAATAAGGTACTACTTAATTCATCATTTGATGATATAAATTTACTATATGTTGGCAATAATTTATCATAACTTTTACTTACACTACTATCAAATATCTTTTCATTTAATTTATCAATATATTTCTTTTGAGTTTTAATCATACATCTAGATTTTAACGGTTCGCCATTACCGTCATTATGTTCATCATGATTGCCAGCTGCAATATGAATAGTTTTATTTAATTGATATAATTTATCATATCCAGTTTTAAGAATACTTAATAGATAATATTGTATAAGATTGGTAGTACTTTCATTAACTTTTGTTACTTTTGTTGAATACCAATTATCACCAGCAATGAAAAATGTTGATATTTTTTTCTCTTTTTTATGAATATAATTTAATACTAAATCGCGATAAATATATTCTTTTTCACAGTTGATATTATTCCAACATCCATAAAATAAAAACTTAGACATTTCCTAACTATACACTATAAATATAAATGATGTATATTTTTATCATATTCACTATTATTATTATATTTACAGTATTTATCATAAAAATCTATTGTTACAATATATGGTAAAGTTATTTTTACCGAATCTGTTGGTACATAACGCATCATATTTACCCAAGAAATTATATTATTGATAGCTCTTTTTAAATTTCTGACACCATCTTCTTTTTGAACATTGCCAATTATATGTTTTAATAATTCACTATTAAATACTATATTACCAATTTCTAAGTTATATTGTTTTAAAATTTCTGGAACTATATAATCTTGTGCTAAAACTAATTTTTCTTCATTTGAATATCCTGGAACATTAATAACAATCATTCTATCTTTTAAAATAGGATTAATTAGTTCTTCATCATTGTAGGTAAATATAATCATTGAACGCGAAATATCGAAATCTATTTCTTCAAAGTATCTGTCGTTATATTTATCATTTTGCACTGGGTCTGTTATATGAATTAATGTATTTATAATTTCTTGACCTCTATATGTATTAGAAACTTTATCAAGTTCGTCAAATAAAAATAGTGGATTCATTATTCCAGTTTTCATAAGTGATTCGCATATTTTTCCATAGGTAGCACCTTCATAAGTGTAAGAATGACCTCTTAAAAAAGATGAATCATCTGTGCCCCCAAGTGATATAAAAGCATTAGGGTAATTGAGAGCATTACATATACCTTCTTTGATTAGCTTAGTTTTACCAACACCCGCACTACCTTGTATTCCAATAATATATCCATTTGCTTTTGGAAATGATACTAGTTGAGCTAAAACTCTTATAATTTGTTCTTTTGCATCTTTATGTCCATATACAGTATCCTCCATTTTTTTTCTAATACCATTTAAAAATTCGCATATTTTATCATTACCGTCACTTATTTTAATAGGTATTTCATAATAGTTATTAAATGAAATATTATTTAAAGCATGTAACCAATTATTTAATTTATTATATTCACTTGAACATGGTGACATATTATTGAAACTATCGATTTTAGCTATTATATTCTTTTTAGTTCTTTCATTAATATTTAAATTGAGAATTTTAAACCTCATTGGCATATCGGATATTAATTCATCATTTATAGAATCTTCTTTTAATTTGATTTTATCCTTATCTTCGTCGGACAAATTATCAAAATATTTTTTTTCAATAATTGTATATTTATGATAAAAATCATATTTTTTCTTTTGTATTTTTTTGTTTACTGTTTTCCTTGGAGGATTTAATATTAAAAAAAACTTTTGTTTTGTATTATAATTTTCTTCTTCATCGTGCTTATTAAAAAAACCACCACTAGGAATACTTGTATTTTGTATTATTTCATTTTCATCATCATCTTCATAATTTTCTTCATCATCTTCATAATTATAATACTCTTCGCTCTCATTTTCTTCATATTCTTTGTTAATATATGTTGGATCCTTATCAGAATTATCTTCTGATATTTCACTTGATTCTTCGTTTGTTTTCTCACTATTTGAACTTGAATTATCTTCTGTTGTCATTGTACATTTATATAATATTTATGATTTATATTTTTAAATAATAATAAAAAAAATATAATTAATTAAATATCACTATAATTATTTTTGTTTTCTTTCCCCCAATAAACATTATTTGATCTTGTTCTAACGACAGAGTTAGAATATATTAAATAATATGCTAATATAATTATTAATATAAATCCACCTAAAAATGCTAAATTTTCCATATATTTACCATCGGTGTAAACGTTAATTGTAAATAATCCTACAATAGCAAGTGATAACATTAAAACAGTTTTAATATTTACAGCATGCACAGATGTACTATATTTAAGTAAGTCAATGTGCATTTTTGAACCATCAGATTGTAAAGCTAAAATACTGTTGATATTACCTCTTGATACTCTTTCAAAATCTGTAATAGTTAATAATTTTGTATATGCTTCTGTTGAGCTTGCTTGTCCAACACCAACATTTGCCAATTCTAATGCTTGAATAATTTTATTATTTAATAATATTAATTGATTTTGAACAAACTCTACTTTTTGCTGAGGATATTTATTTATAGAATCAGATGTAAATTCCATATTAGAATTACCAACAACATTTGGTTTAGAATATGTTTGAGAAAATTTTTCAATAACATTATCAGAAGTAAATGCTTCAACATATAATACACTTAATATATAATATGTGACAAATTGCAATACTACAATACCGAAACATACACTAGCTACTAATTTAGTAATAGATTTTGGTATATTCATTGTATTTGTTAATATTAAAGCTACGATAATACCAACTAATATTAGAATATATGAAATTAATTGATAATATAAAACATTATATTTTGATTTGTTTAAATCGTATAATATTTTAGCATTTTTAATTTTAGATTCATTAGAATTAATATCATAGTTAATATTTTTTATTTTTTCTAAATTATTAACATATCCTGATTTATAATCAAGTGGTTTTTTAATTGTTAATGTTACTTTATTATCAACACCTGAACCTACTGATCCTCCATTTAAATAATGAAATAACACTTTTTTGCCTATTGCTTCATCTAATGAGTTAAAGTATCTTTCAGGTTGGGTATTGCTAGAACCTAAGTATCCATCATTATCATCAAATAATGTTACCTTATTATATGGCAATGTTAATACTGGAACATCTTTTAATTCATCTGAAATCTGGGTTGGATATATTAATCTTGCACTTATTAAAATTTCAACATCATTACTATTTGGAGCTATAATTCCTTTAATGGGAAAAGTAGTATTATTAATACGTATAATATAATTTTTTGATAATTTGTTACTATCTAACTTATATATAAATCTTTTAACATCAATTGGCAATCTACTATTGCTATTTGTTAATTTATCTAATTTAAATGAATCATTATCTGTAATTGGTGTACCACCTACTAGAACAGAATCTGGCGGTGATATATTACTTACGTTAGATAATTGTTCACCAGAAGTTACAATTGCATCTGTACCATTTAATAATTTATTAAGCAGTGCAAGTCTTGATTTTATTTTAATAGTGTTTTTATTTTCAACTATTGCAACAAAACCTTTGTCAGATATATCTTGTTGTGTATCATTTGATATATTTGCTGATTTAGCACCCAATTCTTGTAAGCTTGATAAATTATCAATTATTTTATTCATATATTCTTCATCATTCTCTGTTTTTGCAATGCCAAAAACAGAATCATTGTAAACATCTGTAATTGGAGATGGTTTTTGAATCATAATACTATTAGTTGTTCCATCAGTATATATTTTTTTTACTTCTCCTTCAATATCTGAATTATTTAAATATTTTATGGCATATCCAGAATTAGAAGTACTATCATTAGAAGTCATATCAACTGCTTGTACTGTACTTCCAGTTAAAGTAATCGTATTTAAATAACTATTAAATAATAAATTTCCTGATGTTAATGCTATGTAAAAATATTCTTTAATAACTTTGAAATATGTTAATAATCCGTTAATTTGTGTTCTTCTATTTATCAAATCAAAATTAATAATTAAATTTAAAAAATCTTTTAATAATCTTTTATTACGTACGAGCAATGCTTCATATAAATTACTATTTTGAATATTACTATTTGTAATATCATTTAATATTATATCATCTGGATTTTCTATACTTTTATCTTGTTTAATTACGGGTCTACCATCAGCTGGAATATTTATTACAATACCAGTAATTATATCAGCAACCGCACCACTATTATCTATAATCTCGCCACCGTTATTAAATAAACCACTATTAACATCTGTAATTTCATTTGTATTACTATATGATGACATTGAGTTTGATACAACACCTATTGTAGCATCATATTCAACTATAAAATCTTGTAATAGTTGATTTGTATTAGCATCACCAGAATAAGAATTTATAGATAAATATAATGATGATATAGCCGGTTTATTTGCTTCTATTCCAGAATCTATCCAATAACCATAATTTTTGTCTGTTTTACTACGATCAGAATATTTTTTCGCATTTTTATTTACAATAATAATATTATTTACCTTCTTTTTAAAATGTTCTAAATTTGCTGTTTCATTTAAAAAAGAATTATAAGCATCTAATATATCAATAAAAACATTAACTAAATGCATACTAGAAAGAATATTATTAATAATATCACTATCTTTTTCTATTTTAACTTTTCCTACTGCTTGTGTACTATGACTTTTAACAAATTTTAAATATCCTTTTGTTCTATTGGTATTATCAATATCTACACTATTACTAACATTAATATTACCTAATTTACAATATATTATTTCATTAATCAATTTTGTAAAAGAGCTTTTATCTATATTGTAATTACTATTTTCAAGACCAAAATTAACATCCTGAATTTCTCCTATATTTATTTTTTTTAATGTATCTTTTATAAATGGAGTTCTAGCATCAGCTGAATTATTAATATTAATGTATTTGCTATAAATATTATTTAATAATTTATTGACTTCATTATATTTAACATTATGAACCTCCATACTCATATTATGTTATATTCTCTTCTATAATAATATATATATTTATTTAAAAACAAGATCTATAGTAAAACGAAACACCGCTATTTTCATTATATCTAACAATTTTAACAATATCTCCTTGTTTTAATCCAAGCCACTTTGCAATTGGATCATTATGTAATATAAAAGGCATATATAACTTACTTTTAATCATATATTCGTTCATAAAATCAGAAGCTTCTTTCTCACTTAATTTAATATGTTTAGGTACATATTCATGTTTTGTGGGATTAAACATTATTTGTTGAGCGTGAAAATATTGCAATTGACCATCATTTTTCTGAAACAGTTTATCATATTTGTTTAATTGAGTAATAACAGGTTGAGATACGGTATCATTATTAAATATTAATATAACGTTTTTCTTATTACCGTATTTACTTATGAAATTATTAATATCACCTTCGTAATTCTTTAATTCATCCATAACATATTTTCTCAATTTTTTTGTTAGAGCAAATATGATTGTGGTTTTTGATGTTTGAAACTCTATAATATTTCTATCATTTTCATATTCTTCTTTATCAACGGAAAGTTCGTGTTCTTCAAATAGAGATATATCATCTCCACGTTCCATTAACATTTCTTTGATATTATTGATAATACTTGCGATATCCATTTTATATTATAACAAAGTTTAATCTTATATTATAGTATATAAAAAAATCAATTTTTATTTTTTATTCAATTGACTTTCAGCCATTTTAATAATTTCAGGATCAATATAATTCTTCTTACACACTTCATAAGTATTATGTAATTTTATTGCTGTATCTTCAATAGATTTTTTTATCGGATTTTTAGAACCAATATTTAGTTTAAAGAATTTCATAAATAGAGTATTTGCATTTAAAGTTCGTAAATCTTTTGTTGTTATTTTTAAATTAAATCTTTTATAAAAATTATATAAATATTTATTTACATCATTTGAAGTAATACATTTATCATCATATTTAAATATATATTCTTCATTGCCAATATTATCTAATCTCTCAAAAAAAAATTTATATATATCTTTGCTTTTGCATATTGCTGTATTTCTAACCTTTTTTTTACCAATAAAATCTATTTTAATAAAATTTTTTTCAATAAATATGTGTTTCTTTTTTAGTGTTGTTAATCCATAAGAATTATTATCTATTTCATATTTTTTATTACCTATTCTAAAACCACAATCTAATATTAGGGTTATTATTATTGCACAAATTTTATTTATACTATTACCATTTATATCTTTTTTTATTTTTCTTTTTAATTTGGAAAAGTACTTTATTGAATCTTTGATTTTTTTAAACTTTGCATTATTCTGTTTTAATATAAACTTGGGGTTATATATAACCTGTTTTCTATTTTTTGAATCATATCCATATGCTATTATTTTTTTACTATTAGTTATAGTTACATTATCATATGCTGGTGGTATTTTAAGAGATTTAAAAAAATCTATTTGCTTTTCATCTTTTATTTCATTATTTTTGCTAAAATATTTAAAACCTGTTTTATAGGTACCTATTCTTTGTACTTTCATTCTAATAATAATTGATATCTTTTAAACGCTGGTTAAAAATGATATAAACAAAAGATTATATAAATATCCATAAAGTAAATACGATATATAATGCCTGCCGCCACCAAAAAAACACCTGTTGTCGCTGTGAAAAAACCTGTCGCGGCAAAAGTACCTGTAATTAAAGCTGCCGATGCGGTAAAACCTGCTCCTGTACAAAAAATTGAAGAACCTGTAAAACCCGAGACCGTACAACCTGCTGCTCCACAAGAAAACGTACTTCAAGGCATTGTTGAAAAAGTTAATATCGTTGTAACAATGGGCAAAGAACTTCAAAGTCAACTTAAAGTACTAAGCAAAGAATGGGACAAGCAACAAAAAATCATTGACAAGGTACAAAAGAAACGTCAAAATGCCAAAAACTCTCCTTCTGGTTTCGCTAAACCCAACAAGATCTCAAATGAACTCTGTGATTTTATTGGCGAACCACATGGTACCGAAAAATCTCGTACTGATATCACTCGCTTTATCAATGCATATATCAAAGAACACAACCTTAATAAGCCAGAAAACAAACGCTTCATCCTCCCCGATGAAAAGCTACGCAAAATCCTAAATGTTGATGCCAAAGAAGAAATCAACTACTTCATCCTTCAAAAACTCATCTCCCATCACTTCCCACCATCTGCTAGCAAACTTGCTGCTGCTGCTGCGGCGGCTGCTAAATAAATATTTAAAAATTGATATAAGATTATTTTTATATAATACATTACTTTCAATAATGTCTTACATTACAACTACCAACGGAGCTGTATCTCTCAAAACTACTGGAAGTTATATAGTTGATTATTTTATGTTGTTTGTCCGTGATTTGGATAAAAAAGTAAGCTATGAATATCTTGAAAAGTGTTGGAAAGAAGACCCAACGAAAACTGTCGCAATCATTTTCAATGGACGCGATAGAGTAAATGGCAAAAAAGAAAAGAAGGTTGCTAATCAAGCAATGATGTGGTTGCGAAAATATAAGTTTGTTACTTATTGTGATAATCTAATTAATTACATTGATAAATATGGTTGCTGGAAGGACTTACTTTACATTACTTATTATCATAATGTTAGTACTATAAATAAAAATTACGAGATGAAGTTGTTTTCAAACAAATTATTAAATGATAAGCTTTTGCTCGAAGATGATAAAAGTGTTTCACTATGTGCTAAATGGGCTCCTAGCGAAAAAGATAGAAATGATAAAAGAAAGCATATGGCAAAACGTGTTGCAACAGAAATTTATGGTTTGGATGATGATAAAAGAATGGAAAAATATCGTAAGGAAATCATTGTTCCTCTTAGAAAAAAAATTAATATTGTAGAGACTCTAATGTGTAGTGGCAAATGGGGTGATATTAATTATCAAGCAGTACCTGGTGTAGCATCAAAGAAATTACTTAATGCCTTTATAAAATATGATAAAGAAAGATATCTCAAATATCTTGCTGATGTTAGAAGTGGTAAAGCAGAAATCAAAGTAACTGGTATCTTGCCTCATGAATTGTCCAAATATTATATTGATACACGTCATAATGATGATTATGGACTAAATGAAACTATTGAATTGCAGTGGAAAACTATTCTAGAAAATGTTAAAAAATCTGGTAACTTTGATAATTCATTGGCAATTGTAGATTTGTCCGGTTCAATGTTTGGAGCAAGAAATGGCAGTATTCCTGCACAAGTAGCTATTTCTCTTGGTATTCTTACATCACAGTGTTGTAATGGTTTGTTTAAAAACAAGTTTATTACATTTAGTGAAGATCCCGAACTGGTAACAATTGAATATAATGAACCTAGTTTGTTTGAATCACTTAACTCTATGATGAATGTAAGTTATGGTTTTAGCACAGATTTTGTTAAATGTTGTGAAGCTATTATCAGCTATGGTATCAAACATAATATTCCTGATAAAGAAATGCCTAAAAAACTCTTTGTATTTACTGATATGCAATTTAATGAAGCATCAGATGGTCAAGATGAATTAGAAACAATTTATCAGAATATTATTAGAAAATATAAAAAGTGTAGTTATACGGCACCTAAGTTTGTATTCTGGAATCTCAATTCAGATAATCAAGGAACATTCCCTGTTAACTGTGATACAGAGGGTACAGCAATGGTTTCAGGATTTTCAGAACAACTCTTGAAAATCTTTATGAATTATAATGAGTTTAAGCCTGAATTTATTGTAAACGAAATACTTAATCCTTATCTAGATAGCATTATTATTTCTGATGATTAATTAGAGTATAAATGGTTAGAAAGCAAGATAATAGTATTAATAATTTTTTAATTTTACTTGAACATTGTAATTCATGTGTTGAAAATACTAAAAAAAAAACAACTAAAAAGGCATCTACTACAAAAAAGACAGCAGAAAAGAAGTCCACAGTGAAACAATAATTACTCTTTGATTTTTCTTTTATTTCCAGATGACAATGGAATATAGATATTATATAGATACTTATATTTTTCTGGAATATCACAATAATTTGTATCGCTAATTTTATCCATCAAAATATCTCCTGCTTTTTGGAAAAGCACTGCTCTTTCTAAGTCGTTCATTTATAATACGACCTCATGATAATATTCTTATATCAATTTTTATTAAATAATTTGAGTACATAATTTTATTATAATTTTATTTTTATAAACTTTTTGAAAATCTATATATTTTATAAATTATGTACTCAATTTTAAATTTTAATTACCTTATTTGTTAAATCTACTATATTGCTTGTAGCTTTCTCTTTATAATCAACGACATAATCAAATGTACATTCGTGATCTGTATAAAATAAATGTTTGCTACAATAATGGTTACCACATTTGCATTTGTTGGTTAATCCTTCCAATGTATTCAATTTCTTATTACAACTATAACACCTCATTTTTTTAAACTTAATAAATACAAAAGATAATATTCAATTTTTTATATAAAAATGATAATATATATTAATATACTTTTATTAACATTATGAACAATGTATTTATTGAAGATTTCAATGGTAACATCATGCGTTATCTAAATAATGATTTTGGAACCTTAAAAAAACTATCTGAATCATCGAAACAATGTAATAGTCTAGTTAAAGAAAAAACTAATTTTAATATGCTACTTGAAGACAAAATTAATAATTATAATTGTGATATGGTTGAATCATATTTAATTAAGATTTTAAAGACAAATATTTTAAGATACAAAGATGATAAAATGAGTCAATACGAATCCCGACTTAGTTATTATATCAAAAAACTTAATAAAAAATGCATTGATATCATATATAACAAGATAGATTATTGTTATAATGAGAGAAATGTCGGACTAAACAACTATATACAAGAAATATCATATTTGTTATCTAAAAAATTATTTGATATTATGGTAATTATTGAAGATAATGTTATTATCAATGATGATAATATAATTGAATGGTTTAATATTAAACATGTATAAAAATAATATGGATATATTAAATAAATTATTTTTTAATTGGAATAGGCGAGACCACCCATACCAGATAAAATACGGAGAACGTTGTAGTTGACAGCATATACGTGGATAGTACCGGCTACACGAGAAGATAACGATAATACCGCGGTATCAATGCGAGACATGTTGAGAGTGCCACTTGGTTGGTGCTCTTCGGGTTTAAGAGCGAAAGAATATACATTGATACCTTTGTGGTTTTCATCAGGAGTGTTTTCGTGATGTTGATAAGGTTGAACAAGGGAGAAATAATCACCTTTGCGAGTAGCAAAACGATCATTGCCATTAAGCATAATTTTCGCTTGCCATGTGGGATTTTTAGAATTGTTGTAATCATTTGCTCCAAGTTTGGTAGTATCTGAGCTTTCAGCAGTTGAAAAGTTGTTCCAGAATGGGTATTGTTGATTTGTTTTATTATCATTAGATTTAACAGCCCAAACAAGTTCTTTGCATGGGTGGTTAAAGTTAAGTCTAACTGGTTTCATGCTATCAGCAGAAGTAGATTGAGTCATGGTATCGGTACCAGTGAATTGTAATTGTTCAATTAAATATTCATGGGATAATTGAGCAAAGCGTCTGCGTTCATCAGTATCAAGGAAAACATAGTCAACCCATAAATTAGCATCACGTAATGAAACACTAGATCCGGATGCGAATTTAGTAGTAGCAGTACTACTGATTTCAAAATTAGTATTATAATCAGTTGCGGATTTATTGCCATTTGTGCAGCCGCCATCAGCAGCATCTTCATCTTCACATAAATTAGCATCATTAGTATCTACTAAGTTAGCAGCAGATTCATATTCAATGTTGATTTTAACTTCGTGATATTGAAGGGCGATTAATGGAAGAGCTAAACCTACATTGCGACAGAACCAGAATTCAAGAGGAACATATAATTCGTATTCAGATTGTGCTGGTAATTTGGTACATAAATTAGCGTCGTTAGCACCAACCATAGTATTGTAACCAGAGCGTTTACCAGCAGGTAATGATAATTCATTCCAGATGTATAGCCATTCAGAATAATGTTTATCAATACGTTGACCACCAATTTCTAATTCAACCGTTTTTAATAATCTTTGACCAAAGTTTGGTACAAGGGCTACATTATTAGTAGTGCCTGTAGCATTATCATTTTTGATTTTACCGTTGAAATATACACGGTGGATTAAATCACCATTGCGAGTTATTTGGAAACTGGCACGAGAACCTAAGGAATTGCTTCCAGTTGGAGTTTGTTGGATAGCTTCAATAGCGAAGTTAGTATGACGACGATATACAACTTTGAAAAAGGTAATTTGAGGATTACCTGTTAAATAAACATCCTGAGCACCATAAGCTACTAGTTGAAGAAGACCACCACCCATTTACGCTATATTCTTTATACTATTAGTGGAGAAAAAAAAAGTAGATATTATTATACACAAACTATTATTATTATAATATGAAAAAAATAATGTAGAATTTTTTAATTGGAATAAGCTAGACCACCCATACCAGATAATATGCGGAGAACGTTGTAATTAACAGCATATACATGTAATAATGAAGTTTCGCCTGTTCGTAAATTTAAGTTTAAGTTTAGTACCGCGGTGTCAATACGAGACATATTGAGAGTGCCACTTGGTTGGTGCTCTTCGGGTTTAAGAGCAAATGAATAAACATTTAAACCAGCATTATTTGGAACATTTTCGTGATGTTGATATGGTTGTACTAAATTGAAATAAGAACCAGGACGTTCTGAGAAACGATCATTACCGTTTAATACTAGTTTGGCTGATACAATTGGATTTATAGAAGTTATGCCATCTCTTTTACTTACTTTATCAAAAACATCATCCATGATACCAGGTGCTGATGTGTAATTAAACCAATTAATGTTATTAGCAATAGAATCGTTGGTATTTTGTGTTTCAACAAACCAGTATAATTCTTTGCAAGGATGGTTGAATGATAATTTTGGTTTAGCTTGGGTTCCAGAAATAGATTCGGTACCAGTGAATTGTAATTGCTCAATTAAATATTCATGGGATAATTGGGCAAAACGTCTGCGTTCATCAGTATCAAGGAAGATGTAATCTACCCATAATGAAGTAGAACCAAGATCACCAAGAGCATCAGCAGTACCTTTGCATTTATCAGCAGATTGGAATAAGATGTTTACTTTGACTTCGTGATATTGAAGAGCAATTAATGGAAGAGCTAAACCTACATTGCGGCAGAACCAGAATTCAAGTGGTATGTATAATTGGTCATTAGTAGTATCTTTTAATACACCACCATCACCACCTACCATTTTCTTGTAGCCATCACGTTTGGATACAGGTAATGATAATTCATTCCATACATACATCCAGTGGGAATATTGTTTGTCAATCTTTTGACCACCAATTTCAAGTTCTACATAGTCAACGAGACGTAAGCCGAAATAGGGACATACTTCTTCGGTTTCAGCAGACATATCAACTGCTAAATACATGCGGTGGATTAAATCACCATTGCGAGAGATTTGGCAAGTTACACGGTTGCCATATCCAGGATTTCCGTTGAAAGTTTGTTGGATAGCTTCAATAGCGAAGTTAGTATGACGACGATATACAACTTTAAAAAAGGTAATTTGAGGATTACCTGTTAAATAAACATCCTGAGCACCATAAGCTACTAGTTGAAGAAGACCACCACCCATTTACGCTATATTCTTTATACTATTAGTGGAGAAAAAAAAAAGTCTAATATTACACAAAACATATACATTATTATTGTTATAATATATTGAAAAATAAAATATATAATTGAATAATTTAGTTGGAATAGGCAAGACCACCCATACCAGATAATATGCGGAGAACGTTGTAGTTAACAGCATAGATATTGATGCCACTGTAATCTATGTTGACTTCTGTTGCTCTATTAGTTGCTGTTTGTATTTTATCAACTGTGTTAACCATAAGGGTGGCAGTGTCAATACGAGACATATTGAGAGTGCCACTTGGTTGATGGTCTTCGGGTTTAAGAGCAAAGGAATATACATTGATACCAGGGTTGGCAGATACATTGGTGTGATGTTGATAAGGTTGTACTAAATTGAAATAGGAACCTTTGCGTACTGCGAAACGATCATTGCCATTTAATTGTAAGATGGCATCAACGAATGGATTCTTAGCAAGAGCGGATGGTGTAACAACATTATTATCTTGAACATCCATATCAGAGTAATCATACCATTTAGCATTACGTTTTGTTGTACCTTTGGCTTTGGCAACCCATACTAATTCTTTGCATGGGTGATTGAAGTTAAGTTTAACGCGAGTGCTGCCAGTGCCAAGTGTTTCAGTACCAGTGAATTGTAATTGTTCAATTAAATATTCATGTGATAATTGAGCAAAACGTCTGCGTTCATCGGTATCAAGGAAGATGTAATCTACCCATAAAGACATATCTTTAAGTTCTGGGAAATTGCTAGCATTAGCACCAGTGTCTCCTGCAGATGTTACGATGCAATTAGATTTTTGTTCAAATTCAATTTTAACTTTGACTTCATGGTATTGAAGGGCGATTAATGGAAGAGCTAAACCTACATTGCGGCAGAACCAGAATTCAAGTGGTACATATAAAGTAGTAGTTGTTTCATCACTTATATTACCTGTAGTGTCACCATAATCAGCACCTACCATCTTGTCATACGCATAGCGTTTGCCAGTTGGTAAAGATAATTCGTTCCAGATGTACATCCAGTCAGAATAGTGTTTATCAATTTGTTGACCACCAATTTCAATTACAACAGATTTTAATAAGCGAAGACCTAAGTAGTTAACATATGTATCAGTACCGGCTGTCCGAGAAGACACATCTACTTGGAGATACATGCGGTTGATTAAATCACCGTTGCGAGAGATTTGGCAATTTACAGTGTTTCCATAACCTGGATTTCCATTGAAAGTTTGTTGGATAGCTTCAATAGCGAAGTTAGTATGACGACGATATACAACTTTGAAAAAGGTAATTTGAGGATTACCAGTTAAATAAACATCCTGAGCACCATAAGCTACTAGTTGAAGAAGACCACCACCCATTTACGCTATATTCTTTATACTATTAGTGGAGAAAAAAATATAAATTACTACGCGATTAAATTTCTAATATAATACATATAAAACTTTATTTTAATAATTTTATTATATATGATGTTTAAAGAAAAATCATCAAAAAAAAAAATAAATACTAATATAAATGAAACTTATACTCTCGATGCAATGCATAACAATATGATTAAAAAGTTTGAGAATACCGACAAAGAATTATCGTATTACAATAATTTATTAAATGAATATAAATCAAGTTCTAATATTATATTTAACGAACTAAATAAAGAAACTGATAAAGAACTCGCTAATATATTATGGAGTAGTAATATTGATTTACGTGAAAAAATTATTGATACAAAAAATAAAATTAAAGAACTTAATAATAATTTTGATGAAATAGAATATTATAAAAATACTAGTTATATTTTATTTCAATATTATGATACTGTTGATAAACAGTCGCATATTAATAATGCAATTGTTGGTAAAAATAATATAATCAAGTCATCTGTTGATTTACCAATTAAACAAAGTAGAACTGTCTATAAAAGCGAATCTAAAAAGAAAAAAGCTATATCATCACATAATACTATAAATGTATTAGATGCTTTAAATAATATTAATAATAAGCCCGAAAATGAAGATAATGCTTCTAATTCTAATACAGAAAATAATGATAGCGCAAGTAAAAATGCAAACAATGAAGTAACAGTTGAAGATAAAAGTACATTAGTGGATAAGTATATGTCAATCATAAACAAAAAATATGTTAGAAATGTTGAAGATGATAATATTGAAATATGTAAAGAGTGCAAAAGTCAAATGATTTGTTTACAACAAGATGCAATAATGATATGCAATACTTGTGGTTATCAAGAGTTATTATTAGTAGAACAAAATAGACCTATACTTAAACAAAATACCAAGGATACTTCGCATTTTTGCTATAAGAGAATTAATCATTTTAGAGAATGGTGTAATCAAGTTCAAGGTAAAGAAAGTACTGATA